TTCGTGCCCCGCAAGGGCGTGATGACTCGGTACGCCAAGAAGATGGTGCGTCCCGATATGTACGGTCTAGTTATCGTTCAGGGTCTCCTAGGTCAGGCCGGCGCTACTGCTTAAACAGTAATCGCAATATAAATGTAAAGCCTCCGTCTTTGACGGGGGCTTTCGTTTGTCTGAAACTACTTACAGGTGAACGAGAGTTCGTACCAAGTTATTGCGTGCTTAAAAGCACGGCCGCAATTGAGCGGTGACACGATTATAAAAGGAGGGTTTTTAACTATGGGAACAAAGAGAATAGGTCTCGCTAGAATGCAAAAGTTAATCGAGGGGTTAAAAAGAGAGTTAGAGCTTGGTGCAGGAACTGCACTTATTGGTATGAAGAAAAGAGTTACTAACATTACTGCTGCTAAGACATTAACGGAAAGTGATTCCGGTACAGTGTTTACAATTAACGCAGATAGTGGCGCATATGACATTACACTACCAGCTAACGCGTTGGCTGGGTGGTATTGCACATTTATCCTAACTGATGCTCACGGCTCTCAGGATATTGATATTGTTGCAGCTACGGCTGATACAATGCAGGGTGTGCATGTTGATGCTTCTCCAACTGCAATTACCTTAGCAGATAAAATTACATTTGTCGGAGGCACCGCTGTGGTTGGTGATAGAGTTGAAGTTATTAGTGATGGAACAACTTGGCAGTGTATAACACACTCTGGCGCCAATGGTGGAATCACATCTACTGGTTGATAAATAATAATTAATTAGTTATATTATTCTGCCCCACTTCTTTCGGGAAGTGGGGTTTTTTTTGAAAAATAACGATCTGCCAAATTTTTTCCCCGGCAATTTTTTAAGATTTTTGCTTTTTTGTACTAGTTACTACACAAAACAGGAGTTTTTTATGGGTAAGAAAAGAAGATTAAATTCTGCTAAAAGCAAATTTGCCTCCAAGCACTCAAATCATCCAAGAATGACGTTATTGATGAAGCAAGAGACAAAAACACAACACGCAGAGGCAGAAGTACACACAGAGGCAGAAATACACACAGAGGCAGAAACACATACAGAGGTGGAGCCAGTGCAGGAGATATCTCCGATTCCGCCCCCAAGTATATCAAAGACCATAGAGAGGCCGAAAGCGAAGAAAGCCGCGGCACCTCGCAAGAAAACGTCGACTACTAAGAAAAAAAGAACACCAAAAAAGAAAACAACTAGTGCATCTGCGTAAAATAAGCTAATCTTTATAAAACAGCCCCCAGCTTGTCTGGGGGTTTTGTTTTGTCAGAACTAATTACATGAGGAGGACTTTTTATGCCCACAAACATGAATCCGCAGTCTCAAACTAGTGCGATTATATTGCCGGCATCCGGCGCATCCACACCGGCAGCAGGCCAGACTGTTAAAACGGCATGCCCGTTTGGAATATATACCGGATCATTGGACTTTATTACTGGCGCCGCTAATCAAGTTGATTATGTCTATAAAAAGCTTGGTGGAGATGTGGTTGATATTGAATTAACGGTTGACAATGTATATGCAGCGTATGAAGAGGCTGTATTAGAATATTCGTACATCATTAACATGCACCAAGGCAAGAATTCATTGGCCAGTGTCTTAGGGCAGGCCACAGGAACATTTAACCACAATGGTGAGATAAACTCAGAAACAGGGGTCACCAATGGCACAAATGTGCAACTTAGATACCCTAGATTTCAACTGGCTTCTGCAAAAAAAGTTGGAGACGGCTTATCTCAAATTGGAGGTTTGGGGGGCACCATTAGCGAATATTCGGGCTCTTTTTCGCCTTCAGAGGATGTTCAAGATTATGATTTGCAGAAGATAATTGAAGATGCATCATCTTCTGGATCTGATGATGCTGGCCAAGCAGTGGGTTACTCGGGCAAGATTAATGATAATCAAAGGGTTGTTATAACGAAGGTTTACTTCATTTCGCCGCGCGCGATGTGGCGTTTTTATGGTTATTATGGGGGTGTTGGTGTTGTAGGAAATTATTCAACATATGGCCAGTTCGCCGATGACTCTACGTTTGAAATTATACCAACTTGGCAGAATAAGATGCAGGCGATCATGTATGAGGACTCTATCTATACGAGAACCTCACATTATTCTTATGAGCTGATCAATAATAAATTAAGACTTTATCCAACGCCGAGTTATTGGTCAATGCAAGCAGACCGTATTTGGTTCAGGTTTTATGTTGAAAATGCGGCCTGGGAAGAGCCTGATGGCTATCACGATGGAACACTTGGCATTAATAATATGAACACATTACCGTATGAGAACATTCCATACGCGAACATTAACTCAATAGGTAAACAGTGGATTCGAAAATATTCCCTAGCCTTGTGTAAGGAGATGCTGGGGCAAATACGCGGTAAATTTACGACAATGCCGATTCCTGGTGAGAGCGTTACGCTAAATCATGCCGAGTTACTCTCTCAGGCGAAAGAGGAACAAGATCAGCTAAAAACTAGTCTAATAGAGATGTTAGCTTCGACAGAGTATCTTGAATTGTCTAAGAGAGAGAGCGAAATGGTAGAATCAACCGCGACAACATTTAAAAACTCTCCATTACCAATTTTTGTAGGATGATGAAAGATGGCAAATGAATGGGATCGAGCTGAAAATCCACCACCTCCACTGTTTCTTGGCAAAAAAGAACGAGATCTAGTAAAACAGGTAAATGACGAATTAATCGAAAAGGTTATTGGTCAACAGGTTTTATATTATCCCATTGATATGGAAACTACCAATTTTCATGATTTATACGGAGAAGCTATAGAAAAAACGTACCTACCCCCAGTTAGAGTTTATGCTTTAGTAGAGTGGATGCTTGATGAAACGGATTATTTGGAAAGCGCAGGAATAGATCGTATGTGGGAGATCAAGGTCCACTTTCATAGAAGAAGGCTGTCAGAAGATCAAGACTTGTTTGTGCGAGAAGGTGACTTTATTTTGTACAGTAATCATTATTATGAAATAGTTAAATTAGCTGAACCAAAATTATTATTTGGTCAATCTACTAGAGAATTTGAAATTGCAGCAACTTGCAAGAGAGCAAGAAAGGGACTTTTTGATGCTACCTGATAATTTTGATTTTGCGATGTTGCCGGCCGGATCTTCGGACCGCACTTTGAAAGAGCTTGGGATGCTCGCTTCAACAATAGAGACTATTGATTATGCCATGGTTTCATGGCTAAAAGAGGACTTAAAGTTAAGGTCTCGAACAAATGAGGGATTTACGAAAGTTCCTGTTTTGTGGCAGACACCTGAACGCTCATATCAAGTTAAAAATGATCAATCTTTGCGAGATTATTCGGGCGCCCTCAAATTGCCCCTTATAAGCGTTGAAAGAACTGGAATGACAAAAGATCCATCCAAGAAGGGATCCTTCCAGGCGCATTATTATTCAAAAGACAGGAATGGCCGATCGGGAAGATGGGTAATTGCCAAAAGAGTGGTTAAAGATAAAACACGTAATTTTGCCGTCGCGGCGTCGACCCGCGGCCAGTCCGAAACCGGCGGAACAAAACAAAGGCACTATCCGAGAGTTAACAAGAAAGTTGTTATACAGAGCCTATCTGTCCCAATTCCCGTATACGTAAATGTTTCATACAAGATCATGATCAAGACAGAGTACCAGCAGCAAATGAACGAACTTTTACAGCCTTTCATTGCTAGAACGGGACAAATTAATGCCTTTACGATGAAGAGAAACGGCCATCTATATGAGGCATTTATTGATCAGGGGTTTTCACACAGCAACAATGTGAGCAATTTGGGTGAAGATCTCAGGATGTTTACCACTGAGGTGACAATTAATGTTCTGGGATATTTAATTGGAGAGGGAGATAACGACGATCGACCGATTGTCAGGATTGATGAAAACACAGTAGAAGTATCATTTCCGCAAGAAAGAATAGCTCCTGCTGGCTCTCCAAATATTTTTGGTAAAACAATTTAAGTTTAAAATTCTTTTTTATCACTTCCTGAAGTTGCTTTTACCGCCTTTTGAGATTAAAAATACTATTTAATTAATGATTGCACTATCATTTGCGAGATTTTTATAAGAGGAAAGCAATATGTCAGTAAAAAGTTTTAAGTTTGTATCTCCTGGAGTGTTTATTAACGAAATAGACAACTCTTTTATTCCAAAATCCGCTGAAGCCATTGGCCCAGTGGTTATCGGTCGATCCCGTCGCGGATTGGCCATGCAGCCTGTAAAGGTTCAGTCGTATTCAGAGTTTGTTACTATGTTTGGAGATACCGTCCCTGGCGCCGGAAGTGGCGACGTGTGGCGCGATGGCAACTATGTTTCTCCTATGTATGGTACATATGCGGCTAAAGCTTTCTTAAGAGCTAACGTGGCTCCTCTTACATACGTTCGCTTGTTAGGGCAAGAGAATTATACTACTGATGGTTCCAGCGGCGATGCCGGCTGGAAGACTACTAATACTGCAAATGTTGACTTCTTTTCTAATGGTGGCGCCTATGGTATGTGGATCTTCAACTCTGCTAGCAAGACGGACTGTGGACTGGGTAGGCTAGCCGCTGTTTGGTATTTAGATAACGGCACTATTGCTTTGAGCGGCAATGTTAGAGGCGGTCTTAACTTCACCGATGGCGAGGTGGGCCACTCCAGTAATGCAACTGCATCAATGGGCGCTGTTATCGGACAAAGTAGCGATAGCTTGTGGACAGTCGTGGTTAGTGGCTCAGGAGTCGCAGAAGATAAGATTAAGTTTAACTTTGATGATGGATCGGAAAACTATATCCGCAAGAAGTTTAACACTAATCCGCAAGTGGGAAACACAAATGCATCTGATTTCTTTCCTTCTGCAACAGAAAAGGCATACTGGCTTGGTGAGACATTTGAGGCATTTTTGAGAGACGGCGGAGTCGACGGAAAGAGCATGTTGACAGGCTCTCAAGCAGTTATATTGCCCCTTCAAAATTCTTCGGGAGCAGGCCTGCACAACATGAAGCAAGCATCGAGAGAGGCAATTGCCGGCTGGTTCATCGGCCAAGATCTTGGCGCGCCAGCCTCCTATGTGCCGTTTAATAAGCAGAAGTTGTTTCGCCTAAAGGGCCGCGGCCACGGAGAGTGGTTAAACAGAAATGTAAAAGTCTCTATCGAAAAGGTTAGAGAGCCCACCAGTAACACAACTCAATATGGATCATTTTCGATTGTATTAAGAAACATTAATGATACAGATAACAATGTTGTAGTTCTAGAGCGGTTTGATAATCTAAATCTTGATCCCACGTCTGTAAATTTCATAGCTAGGCGGATTGGCGATAAGTATAACAAGTGGGACACAACCAGCAAGCGTCTCAAGCAGTATGGAGAATATGAGAACCAGTCTAACTTTGTATATGTTGAAATGAACGCTGATGTTGAGGCCGGCGCAACAGATGCCGCTCTGCTCCCCTTCGGATATTTCGGACCACCTAAGTTCAGTGATGTTTATGGCCTTGTTAGTGGCGCTTATTCATTAACCGAGGGTTCGACCGGCGATTCAAAGGCAGGCGGCGCAGTAGCAACTACCGCTTATGTTACTGGCGGCGCGCTTGTCTCGTATGGCGCTGGCGGCGAAAAAGATGTTGCCGTCCTGGGCGCCACAAACTGGCTTTCAGGGGGAACCGACTACGAAGGCGCCGGCACAAGTGAGAAGTCGGGCTTT